GGGGAAAGTTCTCCGTAGCAATCACGGATTTCTTTCCCCATGTGGATCGCCTCTTTAACAAAGGCGACCGAAGTCTTAGCTACGGCAAACGCTGCTCCTATAGTAACGGGGTCGATCATTTTGCATAAATCCTCGCTCTTTCTTCCATTAACTTAACGCGAACTTGCAAATCGTGAATGTCTTTGTAAATCTCTTCTTTCAGCCTATGCCGCGCTTCAGCAGACAATGGGCTGTCCGTAGGCGTACCGGATGGCGTAATCAATGCAGGCATAGAGCCTTCGATCTTAGTCAGTCGCGTAGAGAACTCCGAGACTTGTCCAAGTAGCCAAGCTAGTGCAGCCACCACTATCGGAATAATCGCTTTAAGTACGTCTTGCCAGTTCATTGCTTAGTCACCAAGTGCAGCAACAAAAGAATGATAGCGCCAGCACAGGCGATGCCGATAGATTCTATGCGCTTGATGCGAAGAATCGTCTCTTTCCACCGTTCAGCGCAGACAGCCTCATGCGTCAGAAACTTTGCTTCGAGATTATTTTCCATAATCACTCGTAGGGTTGCCAACGCTACTTGCGGGGAAAGTAGTGCCCAAACTACCGTCAAGAGTCATTGTCATGGTTGCGTTCCTTGTTCAGCGGGTGCTTGTTGTGCAAGCGCCTGTTCCGCGAGTGCTTGCTGTGCTAGTGCATCGGCTTCTTGCTGTGCGACAGCAGCGTCATGGACAGCTTGTTCTTCAGCGGTGTATTCAATCGTAGTCACTACGCCGGTTTGCACGTTTACTTCAATTCTGTTTGTCATGGTTTACTCGTACTGAATGTTAATTGCGCCAGCGTCAAATGCGTCTGTACCATTAACGGTGGTAATTTTTACTCGGTCAAGTGTTCCCGAAAGTGTTTTAGAACCACCACCCATTACAATCTGAGTTGTTCTGTAGAGAACTGAGTTGCAAGTCCAAACCCCTGTACTGCTGTTTAATAACGCAAGAGTTATTTGTCCTGAATAAGTATCTGCCGCTGAAACTGCTGGTGCTATCCCCCATCCAGTTGTAAAATTTGATGCAGTAGGGCCAGCGACTAAAAAAGCTGAACATCCAACATACCCAGTAATTTGAATGCCGCCTGACGTGCCTATTTGAAGCTGGTATTGAGAAGTGCCGTTTGTGCTTACTTGGTCAAACATCACAATAATACGCTTTACCCATGAAGGTATGCTAGTGAAATCAATGCTTGTTCCTGATGTAGATGCAACAACAGTTCCTAATGTGATAATGCTTGCGCTCATCACCGGAGTGCCGCTGATTGTAGGACTGCTAATCGCGGGGCTAGTCAGCGTCTTGTTAGTCAGCGTATCAGTAGTGGCTTTACCGACAAGCGTATCCGTAGCCGCAGGAAACGTTACCGTGTTAGTGCCCGCAACAGCAGGAGCGGCAACCGTTAAAGTTCCGCTTGTTGATCCATCCATTGTTATGTTGTTGCTAACAATTTTTACTTTTGTATTGTCTTGCAACAGTTTTCCAGTTGTTCCCGAAAATGTAGGAATCGCATTTGCTGTAGATGATGCTGGGCCTACAACATCCCCGCTTGCTGCCGCTGCCACATTCAACAATTGAAAACGAGTTCCATCATATTCAATTAAGGCAACTTGAGTTGCAACCATGTCGCCTGCCGCAAGAGCCGTTGATCCGCTTTTGGTTATAGATTTAACGCCAACGCCGTCAATGTTGATCGTAACTGCACCCGTGTTGGTATTAACCACAACAAACGAAAACAAATTGCCCGCAGCATAAGCCGTGAGCACAGGAGTCAATGATCCGGTAAGCGTGTCAGTACCCGTCACCGTGATGAGCTTGTCCGTCCCGCCTTGAATCTGCGAGTATCGAGCGGCATCCGTTCCAACCGTTGCAGCACCAAGACCTGTGATCTTGTAACCCGCTAGTGGGATGTTGGCAGTAACAGTCGTCTGACCGTCTTTAGTGATTGCAGTCGAAAGACCGTTAGCCAAGTCCGAAGTCAGCGAGTTAAACGCCGTCGAACTGATAACAGTACCCGCTACAACAGGTTGCCCTGCCGTATTGATTTGAAAAGTACCGCTGCCGTTGTAGCTCATTGTTGTGCCCCTTGCGTGGTTGCTTGTCCTGTTGCTGCGCCTGTCATACCTGCACGCCGTGCGCGTTGTGCGTTGATTTGCTGAATGAATTTATCAAGGTCTTGCAGTTCCATTTTTGCTGCTGGCCCTTGTTTCATTAACAGTTCAGCAAGTTTATTTCGCGTTGGTTCGGGCATTTGCCTAGCCGATAACGCATTTCCAAAATTCTGCATAGCGCCCATGAGATTGCCGCGTGTAACATCCATCGCACCGCGCCCAAGATCGCCCGCTGCGCCCAATTCCTCTGCTGCTGCTAGTCTTGATGCTGTTTGCGATCCTCGCCCGACACTTTCCATCTGCTTTAGCTTGCCTTCTTTTGCAATTTCGGCAGAAAACCGTCGGAAATCATCACCAAATGCCATGCGTAGCGGGTCGCTTGTCTTGGATTCTTTCCACATTTTCAGCAAGGAAGTCTGCCCGCCCTCTGTGCCTGCTTTGTCGCGGATTGCTTGAATCGTTCCAACTTTGAAGGCTTCAATTTCGCTGGGTGACATACCTTTGAGGATTGACGGCAGATCGACCACATCCTCGCGGAATATCTCTCTGCCACGCTGCAATGCGGCTTGTGCTTCAGCAGGGCCTGCAAACGCATCCCGAGCTGCTTTATAGATCGAATTGCCTTGCTGATCTTTAGGAGACAAAGCATCTAGCTTGCGCGTCAGTTCATTGCGAAGATTGTCAGTCGCTCGGCTTTCTGCGGTGGCTTTAAAGTTTACTTTCTCTTTTTCGCCAATAGTCCACAATGCTTTTTTCAATGTGTCCAATGCCTCGAACGACAGGTCATCGCCTGGCTTAATCTTGGACAAATCTAGCGGCACTTTGCCTTCCCTGCGGGCTAAATCCTGTGCAGCTTTCCAGGCATCCGGCGCTCGTTGAATCAATCCATGCAGACTGTCATCAACCCGAACCGACATTCCGCGCAGTTGCTCGTATAACGGCGCTGCTTTTGCCGCCTGTTCTGCAATAAACGCATCCTCGGTTGCCTTGAAGCCTTGACCTAATCCTGTGGCTTCCTCTGCCGCACCAACAATCCTGCTCGGTCGTCCGGCTTGACGCTCACGAATAGCCCGTTCCATTGTTTCTTTAGCCTTGCCAGGAAGGGTCGCCAGCACATCAGCAAGGCGGGTCGTGCTCTGACCACCCACGTCAGCAATACGAGCTTCAGGCCCTAGCGTTTCAAGCCTTGCCATGCCTCTAGTAGCAGGAGTGCTAAGTGATCCCGGCTGTTCGAATACTGAACCCCGAGGCACATCCCTAAACAACGCTTCAGCAAGCCGCATCCGAGCCGCATCTTGTGCTACAGGCGGCATCATGCGTTGCGCGATCTGACCGCCAACAGCACCCAAAGCCCCGCCCGTTGCTTGACCTGCTGCGCCCAAGCCGCCGCCTAACGCCGCACCTTGTGCCACATCGCCAGCCATGCCGCTTAAGTCTCTAGCTGTAGATTCTCCTAAGCCACCAGCCGCACCAGTAATTGCGCCGCCTTTCAAGGCTTGAGCAATCCGCGCCGCAGGGGTCATCATGGTAGCTGCTTGAGTTGCTGCACCTAGCGGAATCATTGCTGTAGGTGCTGCCGTCATTCCTCGCGTGATTGCGCCGGTAATGGGGTATTCCTTGCCAAATTGCTCAGTCATGCCGCGAACGTAGTCTCGGGCAGACTTGTACCGCTCACCCATCGACTTATCGCTGAACGGCGCACCAAACGCCGCAGCACCCGCGCCTGCAAGTTCATCAAGGAAACCAAATGTTGGCCCTTGCATAGCAGAAGCAATGGCGGCAACATCGCGGCCACCTTCCGTGCCCATATATTCACGTCCTGCACGCATAGAGGGCGATTCTTCCCTATCTGCGCCGGTTACCATTATGTAACCCTCGGGCAACTTAGACTGCTCTACAAGTTCAAACCCCGGCGGCAAAGGCATTACTGTGCTCCTTGTACGGGTTGCCATGTTTGACCGCCATCGGTCGAGATAATCTCTTGACCTGTTGACGGATTCTTGGCTCGCATCGGTTGCTGCGTTTGTTGGCGAATTTGCTGCATACGCTGCATTCCTGGCCCTGCTTGAACCGCCATACCTGCGATAGCGGTGCGTCGGTTTGCCGCTTTCTGAGCGATTGTTTCCGCATCTTCTCCAGGTTGCGGAAAATATTGTTTTTGTGCGCTTGCAAATTCAGAGGGGCTAATAGATGCGCCCGATTCTTGACGAAGGATTGCGTTAACAAAATTACGTTGCGCTTGCTCTACGCGTCGTTGTTCTGAACTTTGAGTTACGTTCAACATAGTACCTAAACCTTCACCCACAAACGGAATTGATTCTCCTACCCGTTTCAGCAATCCTGGTTGAACTTTACCGCCTTGTCCAACGGTGTTAAGTATTTGATCTGCTTCAGCAGCGCGATTGGCAAAGGTTGTTGCTTTTCCTTGGCTTTCGGTTAATGGTCTGCCGCCTTGCAATGGTTTGCCATCAGGCCCTATAACCGGTACTGCTGCGCCGGTTCTTGGGTTAAATGCCATTGCGCCGCCCTCGGTTTCTTGGAAACTCATTGCAGGGTTTTGCGCTTGATATTGTCGCAGCTTCAAATCCTCAAGGCTGATACCCAACCGCTGCGCCTCTTGCCTTGCTTGTTGTTGCTGTGCAGCCGAAAGGCTATTAAACGTCCGATCTGCAAGTGTTTTTTCTTGCGCCAATCGTGCCGAAGTGTCGGGGCTAACAACTTGCTGAGCCGGGCCGAGATTTTTGCGTTCGCCTGATTCGGTAATGCCAAACAAAGTCGGCACACCATTTTCATTAAGAATTTTTGTTTCTTTAATTTTGTCAGCTTTTGGCTGATTAAATATTGTTTTTCCGGTGCGCGTATCAAACAGAGTTTCGCCCTCTTTAACTGCAATCGGCGCTTGTGGGCGCATCTGTGCAAGCAGTTGCGACATGGCAAGTTGCTTGGCTTGCGGATCGCGCAATGCAGCCAATATGCTTGGATCAACCGTTCCAGGCGCACGCGCAGGAACAGCAGGCAACATTTCATTAAAATTGCCTTGGTCATCAATAGCCGTCGCGGGTGGACGAACGGGCTTGGCTTCTTGCCCTTGCATATGCCCAAACAATGTCGCAAAGTCGGATGCGCTTTCTCTTTGCGCTCTTTCGCCCAATGCTTTCTGCTCACCAATCAAATCGCGTTGCGTCTTGCCTGCCACATACCCTTGTAAGGCTTTAGCAATGCTTGTAAGCGGCGAAGTCCTTGCTTGGATGCCGCCATAGCTAAATGTTTCCGCAGGCTGAAATGCCTGTTGCTGCATGATCTCAGCCATCTTCTGACGACGAGCTATATCAGCTTGTTCAGATTGGTAAGGACTAGGCAAAGTAAAACTAATGTCAGCCAAACAACCCTTTAACAGCGGTCGGATTGTAAGAGTAAGCGCCAAGTCCTGCACCAAGCAAGCCAGTCAATCCTGCTTGATTTGCATTTGCTTGCGATTGTTGTAGCCCATATTGGTTCATGGCCGCTTGCCCTTGCGCTTGCGCCCCTGCAAAGATCGGAGCAGGTGCAACTTGGGCAGCTTGATAGCCTTGAAACTGCGGCATCTGAATTTGTGAGCCTGACAGCAAACCAGTAATCTCATTTAATGGCTGTTGACGCATTGCCAACTGCCGAGACAACTCTTGTTGCTGTGCTGCATTTTGAGCAGCCATTTGTGATTGCTGTTCGTTGAATCCTTGCGCCCGCGCTCCGGTATCAAGGCTGATCCCCTGCAATGCCGCCTGGCTCAACAAGTCGTTTCGGTTCTGCCCTGCTTGCGTCTGTGCCGTCCTGTAAGCCTCTGATCCTGGCGTGATGCCCTGATTAGCAAGCTGATTTTCCATTGCGGCTTGCTGACGTTGCAGTTGTGGCTCTAAGCGAGACATGATCGCTTGTTGCCCCGTCATTCCTGCATTGACCGGCATCTGTGCAAGGTTAGACAAATCAAGGCGGGTTTGCAGTCCTTGACCTGCTGTTCCAGTAGGCGCAAAGGCTTTGCTAATCACATCTTGGGCTGTTGTTGCGCCAGTTTCACCAAGACTTGCAAGCAGTTTTTGAACTCGTTGTTGCGTGTTAAATGTTTCTTGCGCTGTTGGAGTTAGGGATTGCTTGACCGTTGGCTGGTTTGTGGTCGGATCAAACGTAACTAACTGCGTTCCAGCGGGCGAATAAATGTTTGGATTATTTATATAACCCTGTGCAATCGCCGTTTCTTTGTTAGCCACGCCTTGCGCTGCTGCTGCACCAGCATAATCAGGAACTGCTGGCGCTGCCGGTTGAGAACCGCCGCCAAATATCGTTTCGACAAGTTTAGCCATGAACTTTCTCCAATTCCCGACGCATCCATTTTTGAGCGTCTGTTTTCAACAATCCATAAATGCACACATCGCCATCCTCATGTGCATTACGCATAACACCTTCCAACTTGAAACCCATGTGATTTGCAAATCGCCGTGACTTTTTGTTGCTTTTGAGGATCGTTCCTGTAATTCGCTTGCATTGCAACTGCTCAAACGCATAACGCACAATCGCATCCATGAAACCCCTGCTCAATCGTTCAGCAGAAATGTGCATCAAAATGTTGGGATGTTGGTAGCAATCAAACACCACGCCAGCAACTAATTCCTCGTCGCTGTTGAGCAAACCGATTGCCGCATAGTTTTGCCAATCATCGGTTTTGCCTTGTTTACTTGCAACATAGCGCCCAATGAGTTCTTTCGGCTCGGTAATGATCTTCATATACCAGCCCATCCGGTTTGATACACCACATCAGTCGATGCCCATTCAATCTGTATACCGCTGCTTGCGCTTTTCATCTGAATGCCGCCGCAGTAACCGATGCCTGTGATGCCTTGCCAGTTGTTTGTAATCGTTGCATCTGAACCCCAAACACCCACATCCCATAACGACGTGCCCCAAACGCCATAAGTCTGAGGACTAAACGAAAGCGCAGCGGTAGTATCTTGAATGTCAAAATCGACGTTCATACCAACAAAAATAGCCGGTTGCCCGTTGGTAAAAATGCTCGGTCTTGCGCGAGTGAAATATTTCTTGACGCCGCGAGAACCGTAGTAATTAAACGCTTGCAGCGTATTGGCAGGGATGTTTGCAGCGTTGTCTTGGTAATCTAATGTCCATGCTTTGCCGACGAAGCCATTCCCGCCGAAATAGGGGTCATCGTTGTAGATTTCCCAACAGTTAGCGTTCCAACCCGTGAAGTTGCTCCAAGCCTTTGTGATGTTGTTCATCACATATTGCTGTTGAGCAGAACCTTGAGATACGGGCACATTTACAAACAACGCATTGTTCTTTGCATTGTAAAGAATTTGCCAGCCGAAATTGTCTTGGTACGCCCTAGTTGCAGACGCAAATGCGCCTTGTATCTTGTCTGATAGCGCCACTCTTGGATCAAGCCGCGAACTTTGAACCGCAGACGCAAGAGGATATAGACCATCTAAAGTCAAAATCAACAGATCGCCGGAATATTTGAACATGCACCGCTTGCCAATGGGAGTGCCTAACTTCCACACCCCGATCAGCGCCCAAGTCGATGCAGAAGCTGGATCAGTCCCGCGATAGGCAATGATTTCACCATTGCTAGTAACAAACACTAGGTTGTCATCAGCACCGTAACCTGCGTCAATCGTCCACGTCCCGATAGAAACTAAATACCCACCAAAACGACAGATTGAGCTGAGATCGAGCTGTTCAGCAGCACCACCAACTGATGAAGTGGGCAGATACCACGCCTTGAGGGTGTTCTTTTGAATGAACCAAACCCTGTTTTTAAACAGCGTCACATCGTCAAGCGTTGTCGTTGTAACGCCTGTAATTGCAGGCGTTGAAATTGATGTGATGGAAGTCCACGTCGTCCCGTTGTAGAGCAAAGGTGCATCTGTGCCATTGGCGGCGTACATGAACGCACCGCCTGGCGTTGCGACGTTGACATACTCCCATCGAGAATTTGTCAGTCCTGAGACTACTGCCGCCCCTACAGCGCCGCCTGCTGTTACGTCATAAATACTGCCAGCAGAAACTGCAAATAGTTTTTCAGCATTGCCGCCTGAGTAGTTAAACAGGCTCTCTACTTGTCCCGGCAACCCCGTTGCATACTGCTGATAACCGCCCCGCAGATTGACGCTAGAGACTGTGGGGAACATATTGGTAAGCTGAACAGCATCAGTCGCTTCCATGTTGGCAAGCGAATCGCGGGCGTTCCATCCACCAATAGGCGCAGGCAAAGAAGCCACTTGCGCGGCTGTGCCTTGCACCATCATCCTGCGGCGTGCGCTCGTAGCCATTAGTTCGTACCGTAGCCCGAGTCGGGGATGTTGTCGTAACCGATCAGGACTGTGCCAGGACGCGGAGCGAGCGACAGATTAGCCGACGACATATCGAGAGCCTTCGCCGCTTCCATCTCGGTCAAGTAATTACGCATCATCGCCGTAGTGTCAAAGCCTTTAGCCTCGAAATACTTTAGTTTCGTGGCGTTGACCATCAACCTGTCAGGGTAGATGCAAGTGTCTGTGTCTACAGTAAACGAGTTTTTAACCGTACCGGTTGAAGATTCTGCCCACCCCTTGCTACGGTACTCAAAACCTAGATATTCAGCCGTGGACATACCGGGCCAAATTTGGAAGTATTCACCAAGCAAGCGCCACCGGATACGCGGGCCGGTTGAGATATAGCCTGACAACAACCATTCCCATTGCTGAGCATTCTCAGGCCCTAGCATTTCCCAATGCTTGGATTTGTCCCACATGGTACGCGGAACAAGACTTTCATAATCAGCGGGAAGCGAATACTTGATTTTCTGAAAGTACGCCGTTGCAGCAATACCGTCAGCAGAAAAGTCTTGATTGACTGTGACTTGCGTTGCTGAGTCTACAGAGACGATATAGGTGTTCTGATTGATGCCTGTGCCTTGAACCTGATACGTTGTATCAAGTCCCGTAGTGGAGGCCATTGTGATCGTGCGGGCGGCAGTCGTCCAAGTGCCGGTGGTCGTAATGTATTCGGTATAAAACGCGTGCTGCTTTGTCAGTTCCCGCCAAGCATGGCGACGAAGAAACTCGTACCCGTTCGCGTTCATCAACGCGAGAATTTGGATAACGTCTTGGTTTGTATTGCCTGCTACGCTTGACGGGGTTGCAACGCCAAGCTCATTAGTTGTTTGCTGCACCAACTCCAGCATGGTCGTCGTTGACATTCTCTTTCCTCGGTCTGCCAGGTTTACGCTGCTCTAAGAGCATCGCCATCTGTGCCTTAAGTTCTTCAAGCTGTGCGCGGGTTTCTTCCAACTCGCCACTCGAAACCTTTTGGTTCTTGTTCAGTAGGTAATTCCGCGCACGTTCACGCAATCCCACACCGCCCATGCCGATCCGTTGAAGTTGATTATCGCTTGCCGTTGCAACTTGTTCAACCGTCTGAAACTTTAGAATCTGCAATTCAGCCAGTTGGTTGTCGTTCAACTCATCGGGACGGTCTTGAAACCAATCTTTCAGCGGCGTGCCAATAACCGGGCCATCACCGCTTTGCATCTGAAAATGCAGCCATTGCCGAGGAAACCGTTCTTTGTGGTCATCCCGCACCGGCTGGTCAATCACCGTTGTCTTGTCACCTGGCACTACGATTTTGATGAACGGCTTGCCCTTGTAGGGGTCTTTGTCGGACGTGTAAAACTCGACGTAAAGCTGCGAGTCTGCATTGTTGATATCTGAATCTAGTGCCATGATTTTGCTCCTGTGGGGATCAAATGTTGTTGACTTGCGTCACCGTCAAAATAACGGAGGGTATTGCCGGAACTGGACTGCTTGCTGCGATTGCTACAATCTGACATCGAGTGTCATCTGCTGACCACATTAATTCAAAATACTGCCCTGCTGTAAAACTTGTTACATAATTCCATGCAGCAATTAATTCTGCTGTTGATCCTTGCACCGCAGTTTTTCCTGCTGATTGCGCTACATCTGAACCATTAACTCTTAGCCAAATATAAATATTTCCTACCGCACCCGCTGTTTTGTGCAACTGCGCTGAAAACTGGATGTTGTAGATACCTGCATTGTCTATCAATATTCGTGAAGTCGGACTGCTGCGAGAAACGCCAATTGATAGATCAGTCGTGTTAAACGTCATTGCGTAGGCAGTATTGATAACCGCTGCCGATTGCGTTGTTGTATCGTAAAACGTACCGTAATTCAGCTTCGGAAATGCCCCGTTATAGCCTTGCGAGCACTCCCACACCGTCCTTGTTACCGCATCAAAGATCGCTGTGCAATTCGGTGGGACACTAACTGAGCTTGCACCCGCTATCGTCGTCGTCGATTCGTACGGATAAACCTTAAGCGTATTTGCCCCGCTGTTCGTAATCCATATTGTCTCGCCTTCCTCGCTAGAAGGAAGTAACACTCCTGTGCCTGATGCAACAGTCGTTAGGTTGTTGTAGACCTTAACAAGCTGTAAAGCATCCGTTCGCGTAGTTCCCGCAGCAGTCAGAGTCGTCGAACCGTCTCCACATATAGAGACAGTCGAGAGTTGACTTACGCCTGATCCGAGAACCCGCGACGGAATAGACATTAGGCAGTAGTAACAGAAGCCCAGGTCGTTGCGCTCGTAGCAAAGAACAGCGCAGCTTTGCCATCAGCAAGGTCAACGCTTGCAGCGGCTGCATTGATCGTCGAGCTAGTTGCAGGATAAACCTTGATCGTCTGCCCCGAGGCGTTCCAAATGCCGACCATTGCACCGGCTTCGGTCGGCGGCAGCTTCACACCAGTAGAGGCTGCGGAAGTCGTGATCGCATTGAAAACAGCCGACAGTTGCAGAGCCGTTCCAGCAGTTGAACCGACAGCAACAAGACCAGTTGCGGTATCGCCGCAGATCGTCGTTGACGACAGCGGAGAATTACCAGCAGCCAAAACTCGTGACGGAATAGCCATAATTACTCCTTAGATTTGCTGCCAACGACGCGAAGATCGCGTTGCGGCAAGTGGAAAAATGGTTCTTCAAAACGCACATTCTCAAAACCTGCTTCAACTAACATCGTGCCGATTTGCTGTTTTGAGTAACACCAATGATGGCGCATCGTATCAGGTTCGGGCATTCCGAACAATGCACGCCCGATCAAATCGTCATTCCTGTGTCCTTGATTCCATAGCGCAATTACATTGTCAAGACACGGCATTTCAATTC